AATTTCCTGAATAATTATGCGAAGCTGTGTTGATTTGTGTATCTTCTTTGAAAAAAATACTTTTAAATCTGCCTGTGTGTGCGGCTGTGTCTGTGATTAGCTCCCCGCCAAGTGTGTAATCTGGGTCAGCGTTGTACATTGATTAACTCCTTTTGATTGAAATGTTACCCGGCCCGGAAATCCGTAAGCCTGTGAAATAGCGTTCAAATAATGGCGGAACGCGATCAGCGCCAACGGAACCGCTGAATACGGGTTCAACAGCGACACCGCCAACGCCTACTCTTTTATAATCCTCCAAACCTGATAAGCCAAGTCCATTTCTATTATTATTTAAATAAACAGCCAATATTGCCTGCGCTCTTTTAACCTGATCTGGAATTTCTGTATCTGTAAAATAATCTGTTGAAATGCGAAAAGGAAATCCGACAGCATATGTATTTACATAAGTGTCTGGCTTTCTGACTCCTGTTCGCGGCCATTGTAAAGCCTGAGTATCTGTTGCCCTTGCTCCAAGAAATCTTTCGCGATCAATTCTTACAGTTGCCGTGTATAGTGCGCGATTTTTATTATCTGTTGTCGAACCATCCCACGCCGCAACGTCATCATCAAGGATAAGCCCTTCAATAATCGCGTTTGCATCATCAAGCGTTAAATAACTATTTGCTGTTGCGCTTCCCGCTGTTGCGACTATTGTTATCGCCATTTTCGACCTTAGATTTGGATTTACGTTTTTTTGTTTTAGTAGGAATAGAAGCCACTACAACAGCGGCTTCTTTTTCCCTTATTCGCTTAAAAGCAAACAATCCCATTAACTTGAAGCGCCTTTTAAAGCAACAAAGTTAATTACAATTGCTTCACTCAATGAACCGCCAGAAACGTTTGTAACTGTGATTTCAAAAGAGCCTGCCGCGATTGCTGTAGCTCCTACCAAGTAAGAACCCGCAGTTCCGCCAGAACCATGATTAACAACAACAACATCGGTTGCGGCAATTTTATCGTTTGTAACGGTAAAACTTGCTTCGCCTGCCGCGCCAAGCGCCGCGTTGTTCATAGTAATCTGACCTGACTCTGTATTAAGAGTCACACCTGTTGTTTTGTTAGTTGCTTGGGTAACAGTTCCGCCTGTAGTTGGGCCGGCTAATTTCCCCGCACTAACTTCAAATAAAGATGGCATAATTAGTTACCTCTAGTCTTGATTAGATACGTTGGTAATCCTTACGATACCAATGTTCTTTGTTTCGTAGACCTTCGACCAGTTGCCTACTGTTTCAAGCTGCGCTCTTGTTGGGTTTGTTGTAGTAACAGCCCATTTACTTCCTACAGGATGGTATGTGTAATGTAAGTCAATAGACATAGCATCAGACTTTGCGAGAATGTCGCGATCTGTCTCTGTTGTCAACCCTGCCTGCTCGCCTGAAGCAACAGAACCCGCTGTGAAAGCGTATGTTGAGTACTCAGTGGACGCGCCTGACCCTGTTGTTGGTACGTCATCCGAAACAATTACCCGGAGCCCCATGAACGTAGGAACTGTTGGACTTCCGAAAGCGTTTGCAGTTGTACCAGAAGTTGCGGCTGAATCAGCATCGCCATTGTTGTCGTAAATACGATCAATCGCATTTCTCTCCAACAAGTCATAATATACTTTTGAGTGGATTGCGATGGCCTGCAACTTGTCTCCTTGATCTCCTAAAATCGCTCTTGCTCTTGCAATATGGCGTGGAGAAAGTGCTGTTGGTGTGTCGCCTGATTCAGAATCAATAGTTAAGCCAAAGAAAGCTGAGTTACTATCGTTTGCATTGATTGAACCAAATACACCTGAAAGACAAGAGAATAAATCCTTCTGTCTTTGGTTTGCTATATAAGCACCGATTTTCTGCCCGATTGCAGCCATTGGGTCAGCGCCAGAAGCTAATGCAGCTAAGTCTCTTGACTCAAATGCACGACCTCTATGTAATACAACGCCGATTTGCTGATCGGTTGAAATTTTGCCGGGTGTTAATGATGAAGAATCAGAAAGAACTTCAAAGTCTCCAGAAAGGTTCGCTGAGAAGAAAGGAACTTTGACAAAATCTCCTCCCTCAGTAGCATTAAGCTCCGCCATAGGCTGAACCACACCGCTCGCCAAAAAGGCATCACGTTGAGTTGTCTGTTCAATAACGTATGGCGTGAAAATTTCCGGAATTATAATATCTGAGCGTAAAACCGCCATAGATAACTCCTAAAATTTTGGTAAACAGTATGGGCGCAGCCCTAACATTCTCAGCGCAGCTTTGAATTGTTATTTATATATTAACCCTATTTCTGTTATTTGTAATTCTTTGCAAGCTCTTTTGCACGTTGCCAACCTTCCCTGCCATATTTTTTGAATATTTCATGTTCAACAGTATGTTCGCCGTTTGCCAATCTGCGCATCAATTCAGGGTCAAATTCGCCTGTATTTACTTGAGTTCCGCCAGTTCTTGCAACGGGCGCTCCTGAACCTGTTGCAGGCTGATTTTTTAACAAATAAGCGTGATCTTTTGATAAAGAATTTTTTGCCCATTCTGTAACATTGTGACGTTCATAACCATCAACAACAACAGGCTTTCCGTCCTTCAGTTCAATACGCCCTTTTAAAAAGTTATCGTGTACAAGTTTTGGGTTGTGTGTCACTTCCGCCAAGGCTTGTATGGCGGGAGAAATAAGTTCCAACTCTCGAACCCTTGATTTGAGTTCTTCAATTTCTTTGTCTTTAGCGGCGCTTCGCTCTCGGAACTGTTCTTCGCTTTTTTGGATTGCTTCTTTGTAGTTTCCTTGTTCTTCAAGTTTTTGTTGCTCCGCTTTATTTTTAAAATCAATTAAAGCCTGAACATCTAATCCTTCGGGTAACGTTTGCAACGTTTTTTCAACTTTACTGAATTTTCGTTTTTCTTCTAATATTTCCTTATTCTTTCGATCAAGTGCTTCGATTCTGTTAAGAAGTTCTTGTTCTCTCGCGTTTGTTTGGGGTTCAGAAGTCGCGGACTCCTGAAGTTGTTCGTCTGACATAAACCCGCAGGGTTAAATTTTTCCTATCTTATCAAGACCATTTCGTTTTGTCAGCCCAATACGCCGCGCTTGTTTTACCTTTAGCAATATTTTTTGCGTGTCTAGCTTTAAAACTTTTTCTTTTTGCTTTATCTGCGTCTGATTCTCCTTTTCTTGGCGGCTTTGTTTTTGCGCCTTGCATCCCGAAACGAATCAATCTATATCCATCGCCTTTTTTTATTACAACAGCATGAGATTTACCGCTTGGATGGTTTGGCGTTCTAATTGGCTTATCAACGCGTTCAAATGTATGTCCGCCCCTTTTGATGCTCATTTACCTTTCCTACGCATAGCGAGCCTGTGAGCATCGGTAAAACTCATTCCTTCGCGCATCTTGCGCTTCATATAATCCATATGCGCCTTTGTGTGGCCATGTGTTTCCTGATGCTTTTTTAATGTATTTTTTTGACGGGTTGTAAGTTTCATTTTTTCTTCTTTTTCTTTTTTCTAAGTTTAGCAAGATCAGCGCCAGTAATTTTTCTTTTAGGAGGTGCAACAGCGGCCAATCTTCTTTGTTTTGCAGAATATTTTGAATATGGCATTATTTTTTCCTCAATATATCAGCGTCAGCTTTTCTTGCGCCGCCCTTACCTGAAATAAAACTATTTACACGACCCATCGCCCAAGCCGCCATCGAAACATTTCTTGAACCGCCTGAAAGATATGCGCCTTGGCCGCGTCTATAAACACGGGCAAGTTGTCCATATGTAAAGCGCGATTTTTTTGCCTTTTCTCTAAGATTTTTTTCTACGGCGGCGCTTAGTGGTTTTCTTTTTGGTGCCATCTTGATTCACTCTTGATTTTTGAACAGCTTTGATGTCGATAAACTCGCCGCGTTTGTAGGCTTCAGAAGTTCTTTTTATTTCTGCCGCCTTTGCAGCTTTATTCTTAGCCCCTGAAAGGTACTTTTTAGGAACACCCGTCTTTTTGTCCTTTGCAACTTTTCGGAAGCGCCTGCGAGCCATTAATCTTTTTCTGATTTAGGTTTTGACTTCTTTGGCTTTGGCTTTTCGCCTTTCATGTCGTTGAGTTTTTCAAAAAATCCTTTTGCCATTATTTTTTGCCCCCTTTCTTCTTTTTCTTTTTGCCTTTCGGCTTCATTCCGCCTGTATGGTATGGCATAGGTTTAAATTTAACTCTATATATACTAGAATAACCTTGAATGAGGTAAAAAGCATTGTTAACCGCTAAAAAGATGCAAACAATAATGAATGAAGTTGTTGGCGGGAAGATAGTAAAAGAAAATGAAACAGGCGAAGCAAAAAAGTTCAGACAAGAATGTGTTGCTTCAATAAAAAGAACAAGAAAGATTGCAAAAGAAAAAGGGATAAAAAATACAGTTATCGACTTTACTCCTGAGTTCCCATAAAAAAAAGCCCCTTTCGGGGCTGTTAGCTTAGTCATAGCTATCATAGTATTTTGCGGTTCCATCCCAAGGCTCGATTATGCCCCAATAATTTTCGTAAGCATATTCTTGATCTTTGCCGCCGCCATAATTACAATTTTTCCAGTTTTTAACGCGCTTATGAAAAACTGCACCTTTTGGAATGTCAACAGGAATCTTGCGACCCGCTTGGCCGTAGCCATCATGTTCAATTAACTGGTTTTGAATCTCCTGTAACCAAACAGTTTTCGCTGTTCTTCTTACGACTTTGTAAAAGGTTGGAAGTTGCATTGTGCAACCGCCATTACAGAAAGCGATTTGTCCGACTTCAAATCTTGTTGGCTGTGTAATTGTCTGTGTCATTTGTTTGATTGGTTTTGAACAATTTAATTATAATATAATTAATAGAGGGTGTCAACCCCCTAAAAATTATAGTCGTAGAAAGCCCGCCATCCTTTGCCTAGTCTTGTTGGGTTTCGGTCATGCTGTCCGCATTGACACCATCTGCCATTCTGTCTAAATCCAAACTTCATAAGACCACCTTTTTTGTTTCTTGTGATGTCGTATTTAAGATCGCGATTGTTTGTGCAATGGCCTGCGAATCCGCCGGGGATGATGTTTGGCCTTACCTCCTTGTTAAGTTTGTAGTTATCCATTTGAACAGTTACAAATTTTTTTGTCCTCTTGATAACTGTGCAAGGATGAATGTCGGAATAATAAAGAACGTGTGCTTTGTCTCCGATTTGAGGGTCAAATCCTAAAGTTACGTTTTCCATTTTAAAAAGTCTCCAATTGGTTTGTTTGACAGAAGTTTTGATATTCTTCTTCGTATTGTGTCCATGCTTTTTCGTTGTCTTCATCAATGCCTTTGTAAAAAGCATCAACAGCGGCTTTTGGCATTTCTTTGAATTGGTCAGCCATCAAGTCAGCCATTGTGAAGCCTTGAAAGTTTGGAAGCATTTTTCTTTGCTTCTTAAGCATTTCAATCTTTTGATGTAAAGGATGATTGCGAAGTTCTTCTTCGGCTTGGTTGATTGCGTCAGCAATGTTTTGAACTCTTGTCCAGTTTCTTTTGAAGATGTCCATTGGTTTGATTTGTTTCGTACAAATTAATTATAATAGAATTAAATAAACTTGTCAACCCCTAATAAAAAACCCCCATTTCTGGGGGCGATATTATCAAGAGCCTGCAAGTCTTCTTTGTCTTGTACTTGCAACCTGTCGGCCTAGCCCTGCCCTTGCGCCTGCGCTACTGCCTGCGCGTGAGCCTGAACCACCCGAAGTGAATCCGCGACCTGATCTTAACTTAGGATATTTT